AACCACAAAAAAGAAATGATATCTAATAAAGGAGATATTGTAATGGTATTAGATAGACATATTCCAACAATAGACTATTTCCTTAGAATCTGGATTCCTATTGTGAGGAAAGATAAGAGTATTCATAGAGATACTTATTATGCTTGGTTGAACTCTGATGACAAACTCAAATCCGACACTATCAAAAAAATAGATGACCTATTCAAAGGCCTTGCCATTGACATTGTTGGCAATGAAGGCAAAGGAATATTCTATGCTAAGAACAGACTTGGCATGCATGACAGACAACAGCTCGAGACTAAGAATGTAGAGAAGTTTGACTTTGAATGAGGTATCTGGGTACTTACCATTTGAACAGTTACCAGATCATTTTAATACGCCAGCTATGGTTAATGGATTAGGGAGTCCCTGGTCGCCCACACTTAGCTGGCTTTTTCATTATTTTTGTATCAGATGAGTACAGTCAAAGGTTATAAACCACATGACAAACAGAGAGAGATTCATGATGCCATCAACCATGGCCATGAGAAATATTATGCTCTCAACATTGGTAGACAGTTTGGCAAGACCTTACTGGGAATCAACCAATTGCTGTGGTGGGCTATCAATGATAAAGGCTGTCGCATAGCTTGGGTGACTCCAGTATACAAGCAAGGCAAGAAAGTTTTTGCAGATCTTGAGAGAGCAGTTGCAAAGAGTGGCTTGTTTAGTTTCAATAGGTCAGATTTATTAGTCAATGGCTTTGGTTCCACAATTGAATTCTTTTCAGGTGAGAGACCAGATAATATCCGAGGCAATACATTTGATTACATGGTTGTGGATGAGATGGCCTTCACAAGACCAGAGCTGTGGGATGAGGTATTGAGTGCAACAGTCTTGGTCAAAGGAAAGAAGGTGATATTCATCTCAACACCAAAAGGCAAGAATCATTTTCATAGGTTGTGTATGCAACCTAACTATGATGATAGATATGCTTACTTTCATTATTCATCTTATGACAATCCTATGATTGATCCAAGGGAGTTGGATGAGAGAAAGAGGTCATTGCCAGATCATGTATTTAGACAAGAGTATCTGGCTGAGTTCATTGATAATGCATCTGGTATATTCAAGAATGTTAACCAATGTATCAACACAGGATCCAAGACTCCGAAGATGTTTGCTGGTCTTGATATTGGTAGAGCTGATGACTACACTGTACTAACTATCATCAACCAAGATGGTCAGATGATCACTGCTCATAGATGGAGGCATGATGAATGGACCAGGATAATTGACAAGGTCGCTGAGATGATAAAGCAATACAATGCCACTACATTGGTAGAGGTAAACAATCAAGGTGATGTATTCTTTGAGATGCTCCAGGTGAGGTGCAAGAATCTGATCCATCCATTTGTCACTACCTCCAAAACAAAGCCAATCATCATTGAGGATCTTGCTGTGGCATTTGAGCAACAGGCTATCTCAATTATCAATGAACAATGGCTAATAGATGAGTTAGATAATTTTTCCTATATTTACAATCCAAACACAAGGAATGTGAGTTACTCTGCACCAGCTGGACTCCATGATGATGGTGTGATATCCACAGCATTAGCTTGGCATAGCAGAAAGGAATTCACCAACCGAGGAAGATATATGGCCTTAAGAGTATGAAACAACTGGATATAAAACTACCAAGCTCATTATCAAACTGCACACCAGAGCAGATGACCAGATGGCTGATGATGGCAGAGGCAATGAAAGAACAGAAGGATGATATAACACAATTGTTAATCTTCCAATGTCAGTTGCTGAGTCTATTTAGTGGAGAGTCAATCAACAAGATTAAGCGAGCTGATATTGAATCCATCCAAGTTGCTGCCAACCATTTGCTTCAGTTGTTGATTGGATATAAATACCAGGAGCCAAAGTCAGAGATTACTGTGAATGGAAAGGAATATTATTTTGAAAAGAACTTTGCTCATGTCTCAACTGGTCAGATCATTGACTTGAAACTGATTGAGGATGTGAGCCAAGATCCATGTCAAGCATTGGCAATCATGTATGTTGAGAAGGGCATGGAGTATTGTCATGAGGATGATAGAGGAAGAGTGTTGAATCCTAATGATCATAGATATAAGGAGTTTAAAGAACACTTTCCAGGAGATGAGTTTTTGAACTTTTTCAGTTTTTTTTTAGACTTATCGGACAAGCGGAGGCTCGCTATATTAGGGATACAGATGGCGAGACAGAGGATGGAAATGATGATGATGGAGCAGGACTTAAAGATTCAGAGTGGTTTAATTGGACCACTATCATCCATAGACTATCCAAAGAAATGGGAGTCAGTGTGGCAAAGGTTACACAACAGCCTTATGTGACCACATTATTCTGGATGAACTATTTTAGAATAGTGGATGAGAACGAACATAAACGCATACTAAGTAATGGCAGACTTTGATTTTCTTGAGGACTTTGGTGTATCTACTCAAGATGCAGAGCAGCCAAAGAATGCTTATGATAGATTCATTGTTGAGCTATCAACCAAGCTTGCCGCTGAGTTCAGAGACTACACTAAACGAGTTGCTCAGAATACTGGATCATTGGCAGCATCAATCATTCCAGTTCCAACTGGAGAGCTGTCATTCAGATTAGAGGCTGAAGATTACTATCCATTTGTGGATGAGGGAGTCAATGCTGTTGGTACAACTAACTATGGCAGTCAATTCTCATTCAACTATCCTGGAGTGTCTCACAATATGGCAACAGCCATCAGCCAGTGGAAGGGATTGGATATGAGTCATGCTTATGCTGTGGCATCCAACATCAAGCAACGAGGATTGAAGCCAAAGAGAATCACTGACAATGTGATCAATGATCAAGTCCTTGAGAAGATTGGCAATGATTTGGCAGAGCTCACTGGTTTAATGTTTGAAATTAATTTTACAAGAAATGGCAGTAACAATATATGATGAGCCACAACTGATTGCACCAGCGGGCAATCCATTGGTGTTTACATTTAGCAGCAATCAAACTGCTCAACCAAATTTCAGCTTTGTTGTTGAGGTATATATTGATGGCACATTGAGATTGACTCAAGAGGTATTCAGGCAATTTAATACTCTTGGTCGGATTGATGTATCTGAGGCTGTTCAAAGTGCAATAAGAAATCCAGAGATCACAACTGATCTTGAGTTTGATGCAACCAATTCAATGGTAAGTTATTTCATTGTGGTTTATGAGAAGTATGGTACCACACCAATCATCCAAGCCAGTGATCAAAGTACAACACTGAAAGCATTCAATGGAGCTCTTGAGTATCCACAATGGAGAGTATGGGATTTTGAAATCTATGATCCTAATTTAACTCAGAATGCAGTATTCTTGACTAACTTTCCAACAACATCCAGAGCTTTATGTGGAATGGATGAAAATATATATGTTGGATATTTTGAGCAAACGGCATCAGCTCCAGTTGTTTTGAGTGTATTTTTGTTAGATATCCAAGGCAATACAATTGCAAGTGATTATATTAATCTAACATCTGTTGAGTTTAATATCTTGAATGTTGGGCCACAAGTCATCATTTCAAACTCAATTATAACTCAGAATGATTTTGATGATTGCTACAAATATGAGGTAGCTATTGATGTGAGTGGTGTTTCATTTGTTGGACCATTTATAATTTACATGGACACTGATTGCAAGAGATATGAGACATATAGATTGCATTGGTTGAATAAGCTTGGATCATGGGATTCATTTACATTTGCATTAGTATCAACTGAATCAGCAACAGTTCAGGCATTTGACTACCAGAGAGATCCTGGAGTATGGGATGGCACAAGCTACACATATCCATTGTATTCTGGTCAGAAGATTCATTTTACCAAGACCAAGAGCAAGCAATTAGTTTTGAATTCAGACTGGATATCACAAGGAGTCCAGAATTGGTTGGTTGAGTCATTGTTTGATTCTCCTTTGGTTTATCTTGAGCAAAACAATGGGACTGAATTTGAGCCAGTCAAAGTGACCAATACAAGCTATCAGCTCAAGACAAGGAGGAGAGATGGCTTGATGCAAGAGCAGATTACAATAGATAGGACATACACATATAGATCACAACTTAACTAATGGCTGGAGAACTATTCATTAATGGACGATTGGTTGACATTGACCAAGATGCTCCTTTTCCATTGACATTCAGTATCAGTGACATCAAGGATTTAACAGCTCGCAAGGGGAATAAGTCCAAGACAATCACATTGCCAGGGACAAAGAATAATACATCTTTGATGCTTAGTGTGTATACTTTATCAGCAACTGAGACAATCTCAGGAACTGATTCTGATTTTATTGACTTTGATCCAAGCATAAAGGCAGAATGCCAATACTATCAAAATGGCTTGCTTGAGTTTAATGGGATTGCTCAATTAATGAATTGCAAGTTAATGGATGGGATATGGTCATTTGATATCACCTTAGTGAGTGACACAATTGACTACATCTCAAGGCTTGCTAAGATCAAGGTGAATGAACTTGGATTCAGTGAGTACAATCATGCTCTGATTTATGATAATCAACAAGATACATGGAATGGTATTATCCAATTGAATGGATCACCATCCAGCAATCAAGACTCACAAGGGTGGACTGGTAGAGGTTATTACTACGGCTTGATTGATTACGGGTTCCCACGTCCATCAGCTTCCACCTTTGGAGTTGAGCATATTCCTCCACAGGTATTTTGTTATGAGGTATTAAAGAAATCATTTGATTATGCTGGCATAACATGGGATTCAAATTTTCTTGAGAGTCAATTATTCAAGAAGTTATTAATGGCATATCCTGGTGGAGATCTTCCAACCATAACACAAGCTCAGTCTGAAGGTCAGAGTGTATTCACAACTCAAGATAATACAACAACATCAAGCGGTTATTTTTTGAGCAATGGTTTTGGAGGTAGTGGAGTCACTTACTTTGCATCACAGCCAGAAGTTATTGTAATTAGTGACTATG